TTCGGCCGGCAATTTTGCTATGGCATCCGCGGTGTTGCCGCCCGCGCTCCCCATCTCCACCAATATGCGCCGTAACGCCGTGCCCGCTTGGCTCCCCTTAATACCAGCATTGGCCAACGTGCCCAACATGGCCGTGGTTTCCTCCACGGATACGCCGGCGGCCTTGGCCACCGGTGCCGCGTATTTCATGGCATCGGAAAACGTATCCATGTCCAACGCGGATGCGCTGAAACTTTGGGCCATTACGTCCGTTAACCGGGCGGTTTCGGAACTATCCAAACCAAATGCCCGTAACGTACTACCGGCCACCTCGGCCGCCTGTGCTAAGTCGCTATCCGTGGCTTGTGCCAATGCCAACGTGGCCCCGGTTACGTTTTCAATTTCGGCCGCGCTAAATCCAAGTTTGGCGTATTCCGTTTGCAGGTTGGCAACGTCCGTGGCGGTAAACACCGTGGTGCGGCCCAACATTTTGGCGTTTTCCTCCAACCGCTTAAACTCACCAGCGGTGGCACCGCTCACGGCCTGAACCTTTGCCATTGCGGCACCAAAATTCATGGCCGTTTTGAATGACACACCACCAATGGCGGCCAATGGTGCGGTAATGGACGCCGACAACGTGCCGCCCAACCGTTTCATGTTCCGCCCGAAACTTTTGAATTTTCCAACGGCGGCCCCCAATTGTTTATCTAAATCCCGCGTATTGGCCCCGATGGTTACCAGCAATTTACCTAATTCCATTACCGTTGCATTAGTGCGTGTAAGATAGTAACCCCATCCACGCGGGCCGTGGTTTCCTCCTCCCACGGAAACGTGGCAATATCCCGTGGGTTTAGGCGGGATCCTTTTTTAACGTGTGGGGCCAACGTCCATGCCGCCAACATCCGTGTGCGGTTCCATTCCATTTTCTCCCGCTCCATGTCGGCCCGTACGCAATGGGCCACCGCGGCATTAAATTGTTGGATGCCCATATTAAATAACGTGGTGGGGCAAAGGCCCAACCGGCCAATGCCCCACCCGTAAATCTCCGCCACGGTCAATGGCTCCGTTACTTGGCCGCCATTTTTTTTTGCTGGTCGGCCTCCGTTGTGCCGTTGTGGTCCTGCATAATTACACCGATAACCTCGGCCAATTCCTTAAGTTCCACAACGGTAATAAGGTCCAACCATTGCATTAAATCCAACTCCAATGGCACACCCGTAATACGGGCACCAGCGTGGGCGCAATGGTACGCAAACGTGCAAATTGCCGTTGGGTCCTCGGTATCCATTTTGGCCACGGTGGTTACCGTGGCAATTTGGTATTGCAGAAACGCACCCATTGTGGCCGCCAACGTGTATGTGTTGCCGCCCAACTCAATGGTACGTGTAATAACTCCCGGTTGTTGTGTGGTGTTCATGTGCTAACGGTGTTACGCTTGTTCCGCAAATGCAACGGCCCCGGTAACGGCAAAGTTCACCGTAAACTCTTGGCTTTCGGCGTATGCGCTCGACACCTCCACGGATTCAATGTACCCGGTGGCGGTGTACGCTTTATCCCCACCCACGCCGGATGTGGTGCCCACGGTAATTTCCATGTCCAAGGCCGTACCGGCCAATTGCAATGCCTGAAATTCCTCCAAGTTGGTGTTTTCGTCATAGCTGACAAACGCACCAATGGACACGGTAGCGGATTTAAGGCCGGGCCGTTGCTCCCGCCATCCGTCCGAATCTTTCGTGGTTACGTCCTGCATATCCGTGGAAACGGAAACGGAACAATCCTTTACCTTTCCAATAATGGCAACGGTGCCCCCGGTTTCGGCGGCCTTAAATTTCACGTTGGTTGCATCTAAAATGCCGGTGGTTTGGCTCATGGCTCAAATGTTTTGGGGTTGTTTCTCTTTCGGCGTGTGGTGGGTTTGGGCTCCTTCACGGGTGCCGGATCCTCCACGGGTTTGGGTTTACGCAATGCGCCGGCCATTACAATGGCCTCACCCGTTGTGTAATTGACGCGGTAACGGGTGCCGGCATTGTAGGTAACACCGCGCACGGTTACGGTTGTTTTGGGTGTAATTACCATGGGCCTAATTTAACGCAATTGGTGGCACGTAAAACGTAGCACGGCCGCGTACCTCCGCGGTGTGTCCAACACTTGTACGGCCGTATCCTCCAAATAAATGCCACGGATTGAAATACCGGCGGCATAGTATTTAGACCGGTCCAACGTATTTCGCACGGCCTCCCCCAATTGCACACAATTGGAATACGTGCCGGCATACGCTATAACCTCCATGCGTACCACGTCCACGGCCGTGGGATCCTTTGAGGCCTCCGGCTCCGTGTCGGTTAATTCATACGTAATGTATGGCAATGCGGTGTTGGGCGGTGCCGGCTCGGGGTAAACCTTTTGGCCCACCACATTCGTTACCGCGCTTGCGGTTTGCAACAAACTGTATATGGCGCGTCCGGTGTTCATGGCATTTTTGAAATTTGGGCCGCCACCCGTTCCACCTCCCGTTGGTATTTTTTCACCAACCAACGTTCGGTGGTGGGTTGCAATTGGCGGATGGTGTCGGTAAATACGTCCTTGTTACGGTTGGTGCCCTCAATAAATTGGTCGTCTCCTTCGACGATGTTGGCAAACCAGCCATCCCGCGTGGGCGGGACCTTGCGGCCCACCCGGGGCCCGGCCCAAAATGTGTTGTACCGCTCATCCACGCGCCATGCCATAACGGACCGGCGCAACGTGCCGCGTTTGACGTTTAACGGCTTGCGGTTGGCGGATCTAACGCGCACGTACTTTGGGTGGCTATCCTTAACCGCCCGGCGCATACCCCGTGCAAAATACCGGGCCGCCACGGCATTGGCTTGTAATATGGCCTCATTTTTTGGCCCCAACTGTTTTGCCAACGCCACCAATTGTGCGGTTATCCGGTCCATATCCCCGGCACCAATACCCACAAACCGTTCACCCTGTAAACTCCCGCGCGTTTGGCTCATTTTACCAATTCCGTTACAAGTTTGACACCGACACCGCGCACCATTTCCAACACGGCCAACACGTTGTAAACGTCCCCGGCGTATTGGATCCGGTCCCCATGGGTAATGGTGCTGGTAATGGTGGAATACCTCACCACCCAATGTACGGGTACGGTGGTAATATCCATGCCCGCCGTTAACGCCTCATTGCCCCGGGTATGTAATACGCGCTCCGCCCACACCGTACACAACGTGGCCCACGTTTCCACGGCCTCCCCATACTCGTTTTGTGCGTACGTGGCCCGTTCCACGGTAATACGCCGGTCCAATTTCCCAATGCGCATGGTTATACAATGATCCGGTAGGGTGCCAACATATACGTTACGCCCATGGGTATTTCCGCCAATTGGCGCACGTCCCCGTTTTGGCGGTTTTCATAAAAATGAGCGACCAACAACCGTGCGGCCTGCACCAGCGGTGCCGGGGCCTCGGCCTCGGGATAACCCACGTTTACGTGTATTTGCACCCGGTTTAGTGCATAATCGTACAACGCCGGTGGGTTGTCAAACCGCACCCGGGCACGTTGCCCCACAATATCGGCCCACCATTGCGTTGTTGGCAACGTCTCGGTGGTATCCTCCCCCGTGGTGTACGTTACGGATGTAATGGCCGTAATGGGGCCAATGGGCAACCACAACGGTTGCCAATGGTCCACGTAGATGGTGCCGGCCACATCCCCCAACACCACACCGGTGGTGGCTTGGATGTATTGCAATGCCGCGGCCCGGTAGGCCTCAATTAGCGTGTTTTCCTCGGTATGGTCCACCCGCAAATGCTCCCGCAATGCGTCCGTGGTTAGCACCTCGGCCCATACGGGTTGGGTTGTTAATTCATGCACCATGGCGGCAATTTACGCCAAAAAAATACGGGCCGGATAACCGGCCCGTACTTAACCAAAACCATGGCGGTGGGTTATGCGCTTGCCAATTGGTCCACCTTGGCAATGGCTCCGGGTTGCCGGATTGCCAAATCCCAATAACGGTTGGCCCACAACTTAATTTGGTTGTTGGTGGCGTTGCTGAACGGGTCAATCAACAAATCCAACGGGCCAAACATGGCCATAACGATGCCTTGTGCCGCGTTCAACATCAACATGGTACCACCCACGGTGGATGCATCGGCCAACACGTCATTGGCCAACCATGGTGTAGCAATGGCGTTGTAACCGTTGAAACGGCCGCCATCCCACAACGGCGTAACGCCCGTAACGGCGGCAACACCTTTGGATAACTCAAATGCTTTGGGGCTCATCACATACGAGGCCCCCGAAAGATCCGCGCCATCCGCCAAAATTGCGGCCTCCATGGCGTACGCCACACCAGCGTTAAACGTGGTGTTGGCATCCATGGTGCCCACCACATTTACGTTGGCATCGGCCATAATGTCCGCAAACCCGTTGGTATCCATTTTCTCGTTAATGGCTCCAACCAATTCACGGTAAATGAGGCCATCCACCGCCGTGCCACCTTGCAACAACAATTGTTTGGTGTATGCGGTGTAGGCCGTAATACGCTCGGGCTTCAATTCCACCTCATCCAATTGAATGCCGGCGGCCGTGCTTGCGGCATTTTCGGTGGCATCCGCTCCCACACCTTTGGTGCCAACACGTGGAAATTGGATGTTACCCGTGGCATCCGTTAGGACCGTGGCACCCAAACGTTCCAACGCGGACGGTGCCCGCAATGCGTCAATGCCGGCACCCACGTTGGTGGGTACAAATCCCTTACCTCCTGCA